GGCGGAGTTGGTTGTGGGGTGTGTTTTGGGGCGGTCATGAAGGTTCATACCGCCGCCGGGGGTGGTTTTTCTCAGGGCGCTTGCCCCCTTTGCGGGTGCGTTTACAGGGCACTTGCACAAAGTTTTGTCGTTGCGCTATAATGCAACGACGTAACGACTATCTAGGACTTTCATGAACCCATTTGGCACCTATGTGCGAACCAAGCGAGAGGAGGCTGGCATGACGCTAACCGAATTCGCTCGGCAACTGGAGATCAGTCCCGCCTACTGGTCTCGCATCGAAACAGGGCGTGAAAACCCCCCAAAAGATGAGCTGATCAAAAAGGCAGCAACCATCCTTGGTTTGAGTGAGGATGAGTTGTTCATTGAGGCATCCCGACTGCCCCCCGACATGCAAGAGGAAGTAGCTGAGGTCGTTCGTCTGTATCGCTCCCTCAACAAGAAACCGTAAGCCCCGCCTATGCCAGCCCTCAAACTGCACTACCGACATAACCACCGTTACGAGCCACATTACCCGAGCCATGGAGACATTGAACGGGTGGCCAGTGAGGTGCGGCGGCAACTTGGGCTTTCAGACCGCCGTGCATTGACCATTGCGGACGTTGCTGCAATCAGCGAACTAAATGTCAATGGCGTGGCATACGATGTTTGGCTTGACCTTGAACACCAAGTCCATGATGAACAAAAAAATCCGGTGTTCGGAGTATTCGAGTTCACCCCAACAAGTTCTGTCGATGCGGTTTCAGTTTGCGTATCCCCAGCTAGCTCTGGCATTAGCGAAGAACTGCGTTTGTCGACATTGGCTCATGAGATGGGCCATGCAATTTTTGATGGCCCTTCGCTTGTGTCACACCACCAGAATCAGCCGCTTGCAGATTTGATGCAAACGGGTACCGTTCGCGCTTTCAGATTGGTGACAGAAACACAGGCGCAATTGCAAAAAGCTGACACCCTTCTGCCTTCTCATATTCGGTTTGCAGAACTGCGGGCCAATGAATTCATGGGCTCGCTCTTGGTGCCTCGAGATCTGTTGTGGGACGCGGTGATGGAAGAAGCCCCCAAGCACGCCCTTGAAATCCGTTACGGTGAAGACACGCTTTTCGCGGAGACCCCGGATGGTGAGAAAAAGATCGTCTGGTCTGAAGTCACCTATGACATGGACTGCTGGTCGTTTACACGAGCCTTGGCTCCGCATTTCGGGGTCACTCCAGCATTCATCGAAGTGCGCATGATGCGATACGGGATGATTTCGTCGGCAAACAAGGCCAACTGACCGGACCAATTAACAGTGGGCACCTGCGGGTGCCTTTTCTTGAACTATATCGTTAACCATTGACTAAACGCGCAAAGGCAAAAGAAGATGAAAAACCAACCAATTGACCCAACATACCTCGATGCTGCATTTGCTGCAGCAGCAACGCGGACTTACCGACTCGCCGCACGCCTGGGACTTCCAAGCGCGGACAGGGAAGACTTGCAGCAAGAGTTACTGCTTGATTTGCTTGAACGAGCTCCGGGGTTTGATCCGCAACGCGCCAGCGCCAACACCTACACCGGGTTGGTGTCAAAGCACCGCGCCGTTGAAGTTCTTGATGAACTGATGAAAGACCGCGCTCGCATCTGCTTCTTCTCGGCGGGAAGTGAAGCAGCCAATGACCCGCAAATGGGTGATCCAGAGCAGCACATCGACGACAACCTGGTGCCTATGTGGGCTGATGAAACCGATTTGATCAGTGACCACATGGCTTTGTTGGACCTGGATAAAGCCCGGAAGTACATGAACGATGAGCAACTCGAATTTTTTGATTTGCTTGATGCCCACCTTGACGTGTCCAGTGCCTGCAAAGCTAGTGGTATGTCCAGTGCCACGTTTTATCGGCGTGTCAATGAAATGCAAATGCACCTTCGAATGTTCGGCTTCAGGTTGGCGGCGTAAGCCCAATACCGCAGGCCAAAGTGGCCTGAGAAAAACCATGGCCTCGACCAGTAAGAACCTATATATCGCGTGAAAAGCAAAGAGCAGTGAGCTCCGCCATCAGCGCGATTGCAAGAGACGGCAGCACCACCCGGTCGGTTTGTGCAAGCCAATTGATCAACACGCTGATGGAGCCTGCAATTGTTAGCACCTACAAAATTTCTCGAAATCACCCAGGCCCACCTGGGTTTACCACCAGACCCAATGCCGCTCGTCCAAGAGCGCAAAGTCTACGTGCCAACTGTTGCCTTGAGTGAGGCAAACCTGTGCGACTGGATTGCCAGTGCATCAGTGGGGCAAGCCATTCTTTATCACGAGGGCTTGTTATTAAGAGATCGCTCAGAGATCAGCAGTGACCGCTCAACCAAAGAGCGCGCACGCATCCATGCCCTCGCGCGCAGAGCTTGGATCGCTTGCGAATTCGGTCTCGTGCATCTATTTAGCCAACGTATTTCAGATAACAACTATCGGTATCTGGCCATACGAACAAGCAGTTCCCTAAAGCCACCAGAAATTCGCGCTCAATTGCGCACCGCACAACCCGCCCCCCGTAAAGCCCATTGAAAGAGAGATACAGATGATCGCCACATCCGCCATCCTGGACGAAATCGGCCAGCTTTCCATGGCAGAGCTTGATGCTTTGCCACTTGCTGAACTGGACCACCTGATCAGGCAGGTCAGTGAAGTTCGTGATACCGCCCGACACTATGAAGCGGCGTTGCACTCAACGCTGAACAATCGTTTTGCACAACAGGCCCAACAGCTTCGCCAAGAGGCTGGCAAGTCCACCGGCACGGTGCGCTTTGAAGTCGACGGCTACTTGGTCGTCGCCGATTTGCCCAAACGACCTGAGTACAACCAGGTCAAGCTCAAAGAAGCCGTGGAAGCCCTGCGTAAGTGGGGTGAGGACCCTGAGAACTACGTCGGCATTGAAATCAAAGTTGCCGAGTCCAAGTACGTCGCCTGGCCGCCCGGCATCCGCGACTTATTCGAGCCTGCACGCACGCTCAAAACGGGCAAGCCCAGCTACAAGCTCGAGCAGATCAAGACCGGAGAAATCCCCGACGCTGCCAACGACAGTCACTTTGGTGGGGGTGTGTGATGGCCATTTCACTTGCACAACTCACCCGCGCCAATACGCCCAAGCCACCCCGCATTCTGATTCACGGTGTTGCAGGCGTTGGTAAAACCACCTTCGCCGCAGAAGCCAGCAAACCTGTGTTCGTGCAAACGGAAGACGGTCTGGGAACAATTCCGGCAGCTAGCTTTCCGCTTGCACGCACGTTTGAGGAAGTCCTTGAGTCACTGGCCTCGCTCTACACCGAAGACCATGACTTCAAAACCGTGGTCATTGACAGCGTTGACTGGCTCGAGCCCTTAGTTTGGGGCAAGGCCTGCCGCGACAACGGCTGGGGATCGATTGAAGACGCCGGGTACGGCAAAGGCTACGTGGCCGCTTTGAGCCTATGGCGTCAGTACATCGACGGCCTGAACGCACTGCGTGACGACCGTGGCATGACCGTTGTGCAAATCGCGCACACCGACATCAAGCGTTTTGACTCGCCTGAGCACGACCCTTACGACCGGTACGTCATCAAGTTGCACACCCGCGCAGCGGCGCTGATGCAGGAGCACTCGGACATCGTGCTCTTTGCCAACTACCGCATCTCCACCGTGAAGGCCGATGTCGGCTTCAACAAAAAAGTCAACCGCGCCATGGGCTCGGGCGAACGGGTGATTCATACCGCCGAGCGCCCAGCTTTTCTGGCCAAGAACCGCTATGGCCTGCCCGAGACCCTGCCACTGGACTGGCAGTCCTTTGCCCAGGCCATGCCCGATGTGATCAAGCCCATGTTGATCGCCAACCCAGTCACCCCCACCAACCTCACCACCTGAAATTGAAATAGGAGAAAACACCATGGCTTCATTCGGACAAACTTTCGACGCATCCTCAGTTGAACCCAGCAGCGGCTACGAAGTCCTGCCACCCGGTAAATACCTCGCCCAAATTGTTGCAAGCGAAATGCGTGCAACCAAAGACGGCATGGGCCAGTACCTCTACCTTGAGGTGGATGTCATTGAGGGGCAGTACGCAGGCCGCAAGCTCTTTGATCGCCTGAACCTCATCAATGCCAATGCAGATGCTGTGCAAATCGCACAGCGCACGCTGTCATCTATCTGCCGTGCCGTTGGCAAGTTGCAGGTCAGCAATTCGGAGCAGTTGCACCTCATTCCATTGATTGCTGATGTGCGTGTGCGCCCCCCGAAGGGCATGTACGGCGAGAGCAACTCGGTCCGCTACCTGCCTCGCAGCGGTCAGGCTGCAAACGCCCCCACATTCAGCACTGGTCCAGCCAACCCGCCAGCGCGTCCTGCCGTTGCTACAGCAACGCCTGCTGCCAACGGACTGCCCTGGAAGCGCCAAGCCTGAGGTCCCACTGCATGCACGAACACTTCACATTGCATCAACACGCGCTTGAGCCGGTTCACCTGCCGGACTCTGCGCAGGGCTGTCGAGAACGGATGGCAGCGCTGCAAGGCGAGATTGCCTCCATCCGCATCCAGATTGCCACAACCGATATTCGGCGGCAGACGGAGAAAAAGACGCTTGATGCTGCCTGGTTCCACCGCGCCAAAACCGCGCTGCGCTTAAAGCAGCAGGAACTGGCGCAGGTGATGGCACATCTTGCGACCTTTGATAAACGCGCTGCGCCCAAGCACCGTGATGCCTTCAAAGACACCTTGATTGAAGTGGTGCGTGAAAACTGCAATGACCAGGAGTGGGCGGGCCTGGTGCAGCGTGCGCGTGACTTACACGCGAGCCAAGGCGGAAACCATGGCTGAACTGCCCGTCATCACAAGCCTTACCCGCGAGGCCATCTTCTCTGTCTATGAAGCAGATGCCAGTGATGGGTTTCGCAGCCACCTTGGCGCGTCCCTCATTGGCAAGGAATGCGAACGTGCGCTTTGGTACGACTTTCGCTGGGTCACGCGCAGCAAGCACCCAGGCCGACTTCTGCGCTTGTTTGAAACCGGTCAACTGGAGGAGGCGCGCCTGGTGCTGAACCTGAGACGCACCGGTGCGACTGTGCTGGAAGTCGATCCCGAGACTGGACGTCAGTTTCGTGTTCAAGCCCATGGCGGCCATTTTGGTGGTTCGCTCGATGGCGTTGCCATCAATTTGCTTGAAGCACCCAAAGTCTGGCACGTGCTGGAGTTCAAGACGCACTCCAACAAGAGCTTTGGCGATCTGGTGGCCAAGAAGGTGCGCGAGTCCAAGCCGCAGCACTTTGCCCAGATGCAAATCTACATGCACCTGATGGGCATTACCCGAGCGATGTACTTGGCTGTGAACAAGGACACCGATGACCTGTATGTCGAACGCGTGGAGGCAGATGTCACTTATGCGGAACTTCTTCTGGAAAAAGCCCGGCGAATCATCTTTGCCCAAACCCCACTGCCACGCATCAGCGAGGACCCCAGTTGGTATCAGTGCCGCATGTGTGACCACGCACCGGTTTGCCATGCAAGCGGCAACAGCGTGGTGGCACCTGCGATCAATTGCCGTACTTGCCTGCACTCAACACCCGTGGATGGTGGTTGGCATTGCGACCGGCATCAAAAGCGCCTGACCGAAGTAGATCAGCGAACCGGCTGTCAGCAGCACCTGTATTTGCCGCCACTTGTCCCTGCAACGCAAGTCGATGCAGGTGACGACTGGGTTGACTACGAATTTACCAACGGTGTTCGCTGGCGCGATGCCGGTTTGAACAAGCACGCCGCCAACTGAATCCCCAACCGCAAACCTAAACGCAATTGAAAAAGGAGTCCCGTCATGAGCTTTTCCCTTCGCCCCTACCAAAGCGCTGCCATCCAAGGCATCTACAACTATTTCCAAGATGAGAGCGGCAACCCGCTGGTGGTGATTCCTACCGCTGGTGGCAAGTCCCTTGTCATGGCCACCTTTGTTGAAGGCGTGCTCAAAGCCTTTCCAGATCAGCGCATCCTGATCGTGACTCATGTGCGTGAGCTGATTGAACAGAACTTTGCCGAACTCAAAAAGCTTTGGCCGCAAGCCCCGGCAGGGATTTATTCAGCAGGACTTAAGAAGCGTGAGATCCGTGCGCAGATTTTGTTTGCTGGCATCCAGTCCATTCACAAGCGTGTGTATGACGTTCAGCAGTGCGATCTGGTGTTGATTGATGAAGCGCATTTGATCCCGCGCTCCTCAAACACGATGTACCGCAAGTTTCTTGATGGCTTGAAGCGCATTAACCCCATGCTCAAAGTGATTGGTCTGACGGCCACGCCATACCGCCTTGACTCTGGGTTGTTGCATGAAGGTAGTGAGGCCATCTTCACTGACATCGCCTACGAGGTTTCGGTGCGCGAGTTGATTGATGACCACTACCTTTCGCCACTGATCTCCAAACGCATGGCAACGCAAATTGACCTCACTGGTGTGGGTACACGCGGCGGTGAGTTCATCCCGAAGGATTTGGAAGCGGCCATTGACCAGGACGCGATCACACAAAGCGCAGTCAATGAAATCT